AGCTGCCGTTATTCGCGATGAAATAAAGAATTCAATTAGAAATTTTGAACCAAGAGTGAAATTGTTGGGTGTTTTTGTGCAACCTAACCCTACATTCAATGAAATGAATGTTGCAATAGAGTATGAAATCATTGGAATTGATATTCCACCACAAGAATTAAGTTTTGTGTTACTGCCAACTCGATAAATGTCACTTACAAACTTTACAAATCTGGATTTTGACCAGATAAAAAAATCTTTGAAGGATTATTTACAAAATAATTCTGATTTTACTGACTATGATTTTGAGGGATCTAACTTATCAACAATTTTAGACGTATTAGCTTATAATACTTACATAACTTCATATAATGCAAACATGATATCGAATGAAGTTTTCATCGATTCAGCAACTTTGCGTGAAAATGTAGTTGCATTAGCAAGAAATATTGGATATGTACCTCGTTCAAAGAAATCTTCAAGAACAAAAATCAATTTTTCTGTAAATCTTAGTTCTGTTTCACCATCTCCACCTAATATAACTCTTAAAAAAGGCCCAGTTGCGAGCACTGGTAATCAATTTCGTAATCAATCCTTCGTATTTAATATACCAGAGGACAAAACTGTATCAATTATAGATGGAATCGGTGTTTTTGATGATTTGGAAATATATGAGGGCACTATAATTGATCAAACATTCACTTATTCTTCGAGGAATCCTTTTCAAAAATTTATTTTACCTAATACTGGTATTGATTTGGATACTTTAGTTGTAAAAGTAAAGCCATCATCTCAATCTTCTGTCGTCACAAAATATGAGAGACATGATAATTTGTTTGATAACGATACTGGAACAACTGTAAATGGTAATTCAAATATTTTTTTCCTACAAGAGGTATCAAGTGAGCAATATGAGTTAATATTTGGAGATGGAATATTTGGAAAAAAATTACAAGATGGAAATGTAATCGAAGTATCATATATTGTAACGTCTGGAGATAGTGCAAACGGAGTGAATAACTTTACATACTCTGGTAAATTATCATATGTTAGAAATTCAGTTGAAATTGTTGTAACATCAGGCATATCATTGGTTTCAAACCTTTTACCATCTAGTGGTGGAGAAAATATTGAGGGTGTTGACTCAATTCGTAAGTATGCACCACAAATTTATGCAACTCAAAACAGAGCTTTAAGTGCAAATGACTATGAAATACTAATTCCAAATAAAATTTACCCCGAAACTGAATCAATTTCCGTTTTTGGAGGCGAAGAACTTGTGCCACCACAATATGGAAAGGTTTTTATAAGCATAAAACCAAGAAATGGTGATTTTGTTCCAAATTTAATCAAACAAAATATTAAAAGAGACCTTAAAAAGTATGCTGTTGCAGGAATTGTTCCAGAAATACTTGATTTAAAGTATTTGTTTATCGAAACTAATAGTAAAGTTTACTATAATACGAATTTAGCACCAAACGCATCATTTGTTTCAACAAAAATTCAAAGAGATCTCACAACATACAGTGAATCATCCGAATTAAACAAATATGGAGCAAGATTTAAGTATAGTAAATTCCTTAAGGTCATTGATCAAAGTCATGAATCAGTTACTTCAAATATAACAACCGTAGAAATGAGACGAGATCTTCGATTAGCAACATCAGAAACAGCTGAATATGCAATAGATTTTGGAAATCAGTTTCACATTCGATCTATGGGTGGTTTTAACATAAGATCAAGTGCTTTTCGTGTTTTAAACATAAATGCAGACGTTTATTTGTATGATGTGCCAGACGCAACTGGTGAAAAAGGTCAAATATCATTATTTTCATTAAATGAGGGATCATCATCACCACTTATACAGAGAAAAAATGTTGGAGTTATAAATTATAAGACAGGCCGCATCACTTTAGACCCGATAAATATATTGTCAGGTAAAATAAAAGATAATGTTGACATTTTGGAGATTTCAGCTACCCCTGAGTCAAATGATATTATTGGATTACAAGATCTTTATTTGCAATTAGACAGCAGTGTTGTTGATATGGTTGTAGACCAGATAAGTTCTGGTATTGACCCATCCGGATCTACATACACTGTAACAACAAGTTACAAAAATGGAAGCATCATACGATAAAGATGTCCGAAAAAAGAGTTAAGTTAAATCAGATAGTAAAAAATCAATTACCCTCTTATGTTCAAGAGGATTTTCCACTTGTTGGTGAATTTTTGAAGTTATATTATACTGGACAGGAATATCAGGGTGGGCCAGTTGATTTAGTAAACAATATTGACTCTTATATCAAATTAAGTGAATGTGGGAATATAATAAAAAATACAAATACAACAAGATTTACGGGAATTTCAACATCAACCATTTTTGTATCGAATACAGAGGGATTTCCTGATAGTTATGGATTAATAAAAATAAATGATGAAGTAATAACATATGAAAGTAAAACAGACACCACTTTTGTAAACTGTATAAGAGGATTTAGTGGAATCACATCATTTACAGATCCCTCAGATCCTGAAAATTTAATTTTTTCAGAATCTACGTCAGATGATCACGAAAATAATACAACAGTTGAAAATTTAAGTGTTTTATTTTTAGATCAATTTTTAAAAAAAGCAAAAAAACAGTTTTTATATGGTTTTCAAAAAGATTTAAATGAAAATTTAAATTCTCCTCAATTTATACGTCAATCAAAAGACTTTTATTCAACAAGAGGAACTGATGAATCTTTTAAAATATTATTTGGAGCTTTATATGGTGAAAAAGTGGACATTATTCGTCCAATTGAGAATGTCATATCTCCATCAAACGCTAATTATAAATTAACCAGAGATTTAGTTGTTGAACCTCTTTCAGGTAATCCGGAGGATTTAATTGGTAGAACTCTTTTTCAAGATAATTTTGAAAATGTTTCAAAAGCATATGCTCCTGTTGGTGCTGTTGAAAGATCTACAGTTGGAATCGTAACGAATACTTATTTTAAATTAAGTTTAGATGCTTCAAGAGCCATACCAGACGGATCGACAAGTTTGATATACGGTGAATTTTCACCTCATGCAAAAACAAAAATTATCGGTCAAGTAGGTATCGCTCAAACTTACATTGATGTTGATTCTACTTTAGGGTTTCCTAACTCAGGAACTCTGACATTTTTGTATAAAAATGGAACAACTGGAATTTGTACTTACGCTGAAAAAACAATTAACCAGTTTCTAGGAATTAATACCACAGGAATAACTAATACAATTACTGATAATACATCTATTGATCAAAACACGTTTGCCTACTCGCTTGATAGAAATGGAAATATTGATGTTCAAGTAAAAATTAGAAATGTTTTAGAGGATTTTATAATTCCACCACAAGTTAATAATCAAAAAGCTGGTGGTAAGATAAAGATAAAAAATTTAGGAAAAATTGGTAGTAACGTCAAAGAAAATAATTGGTTATTTAATACTGCTCAAAGTTATGTCGTAAAATCTCTTGAAATAGTAGACTCTGTTAATAACACTTTCAAATTAATTACTCAAGATAAAAATATATTAAAAATAGGTGATCAAATAACAACACACGAAACATTTGCCTCCGGATCGCAATGGGGTGATAAAATTACTGAATTTTTTGATCCAGTATCAAATAAAATTTACACGGTTACAGATGTTTTTAACGATACCACTTGTCTCATCTCAGGAACAGGTATCGATAATCCAGAAAAAATTACAAAGGTAACGAGAAGAATATCTAAAGCGAATTCAGATATACATGAAAATTTAAATATATTTTCTGCGAATGTACAAAATGTTTATTTAAAACCTGATGGAGGATTAGTTAGAGGTATACCATATTATGGCCCACAACATGAGCACCCTTCAAAAGGCACGATCATGGTTGGTAAAAACCATGTTCCATTCTATCACGATACAGTAGTTCCTATAGAGGGACAAAACAAAATTTATGTCGCATCAGCTTCTGTTCCATTTTCAGGCGTTACAAAGTTAAATCCAAAAACACAAAAATTCACTTTTAGTGGAACATATAATAAAAATGATGAAGAAATAAAAATATCAGATCAAGTTGATCACAATTATTTCACAGGTGATGCCGTTTATTATACACCTCAAAAAGCAACCGTTACAAGGAGAGGGCCTGGCGGTACAACTTTTACACAAACCTTTGTCCGCAATCAATTATTTGCAGAGGGTTTATACTATGTAAAAAGAATAGACTCAAATACTGTTAAATTTGCAAAAAGTCAATCAGATATTTATAGTGAAATTTTTACAAAGGTTATTCCAGAAGGTGGAGTTGATAATATAAAAATTGAAAATAATACAATTGAAAAATTTTATTTTAAAGGTAAAAATATAAAGTCACAAAAAATAATAAGAGAGATTGCTCTTCCTAGAAGTGACGAAAAAAAATATGATACACTTCCCGGTTATACTGGAATTTTGATTGATGGTGTTGAGATATACAACTATAAATCAAAAGACAAATGTTATTATGGAAAATTAAATTCAGTTGATATATTAAACGGTGGTCAGAATTATGATGTTATTAATCCACCAGTATTCTCAGTTGAAGATTCTGTAGGAAGTGGAGCCACAGGATCAGTCTCCGTTAGAGGCTCATTAAAGGATATTCGTATTTTAGATTCTGGTTTTGATTATGTTGACGTTCCTATCATAAAAATTACAGGTGGAAATGGTTCAGGTGCAAGTGCTATTGCTAAATTAAATTCCAAACCTCATAGTGTAATATTTAATGGTGATGGTGTTGGTCTTGGAACAGTTACAATAGACTCAGCTGGTATTAATACATCTTCAATAGGGTTTACTACATTTCATAAGTTTAGAAGCGGTGAGAGAGTCGTATACGACCCTCTGGGGGGCATTCCAGTTGTAGGACTATCAACAGATTCATTGTATTATGTCTCTTCAGTATCAGAGTATACAATACAATTGCATAAAAATTATGATGATGCAACATCGGGTATTAATACAATATCATTTACAAACTTTGGATCAGGTGTACAAGCATTTAGATCATTAAATGGTAAAGCTATTTTAAGTTCTATAACAATATTGGATGGTGGATCTGGATATGAGAATAAAAAAAGATCATGTGAACCAACAGGTATAAACACATCTCTAAATTCCATTCAAATAGAAAATCATGATTATAAAGATGGTGAGATAGTTCAATATACTCCAGATGGTACATCTGTTGATGGATTGTCTTCAGATAAAGATTACTACGTCACTGTTATAAACAAGGACTCCTTTAGATTATCACCCGTTGGAGTGGGTACAACAACTAAAGATTTTTACTACAAAACAAAACAATTTGCAGAATTTAGAAATATAGGTTTTGGAACTCATAGTTTTAATTATCAACCAATTTCAGTTGAAGTATTAGGAAGAGTTGGTATATCATCAATTGAAGGAAAAACATTTGAAGCTAATATTCAACCTATTTTTAGGGGTGAAATTACATCAGTAGATTTAACTCAAACTGGAGTTGGATATGGTGCTTCAGAAATATTGAATTTTAATAGGGAACCAAAAGTAAGTCTATACTCTGGGAAAGACGCTGTAATAACACCTGTGGTTGCTAATGGAAGAATAGTTGACGTAAGCGTTAGCTATGGTGGTACTGATTATAATTCACCACCAGATTTAGTGGTTTTAGGACTTGGAACCGACGCAAAATTAGTGCCTGAATTAAACTCTTCAGGAAATATTGTCTCTGTTAATATTCAAAGTGGTGGTATTGGATATGGAGTAACATCAACAACAGTAAGAGTTGATGCATCTGGACAATTTGTCAAGTTTAGGCCAAATGTTCAAACATGGACAGTGAATGAGTATAGTAAAAATTTACTTAATTTAAATGATGATGATGTTTTCATTACACAACCCACAAATCGTTTATTTGAACTTCAATGCTCTTATGTCTACGCACCAAGAAATTTAAGAAGAATACTCTATGCAAATGATCCCGATGGTAATACATTATATGGAAAAAAAGATCTGAGTTTAATTAATAGCGTTGAAACCACAAATGATCAACACTCGCCGATAATAGGTTGGGCGTATGATGGTAATCCAATTTACGGGCCATATGGTTACTCATCAAAAACAGGTGGATCTATTGTTCAATTAAAGTCAGGTTATGTAGATGAGACAATTAAAAAGAGTAATAGACCACCCACAAGTGTTTTCCCACCTGAGTTTTTTATTGAGGATTTTACATATAAAGAAACCACAGATGAAAGTGTTTTAGATGAAAATAATGGAAGATTCTGTGTCACTCCAGAATATCCAAATGGAGCATACGTTTATTTTGCAACTTTAGATTCGACTGCAGCTTCAGATGGAATATTTAAAAATTTCAAAAAACCAAAGTTCCCATATCTTATCGGAAATCAATATAACTCAAAACCAAATAATTTTAATTTTAGTAGATTATCAAATCAAGAAAATTTTGATTTAAATGAGTCAAATGCGATAAGAAATACATATCCATATTCACTTAATAAAGATTTTAGTGGATATGATTATGTAAGAGAGCCTTACAAATTCATAAACCAAGATACAAATATAGATTTTGCAAAAAAAGGAGAAGTCAATAGTGTTGGTATCACTTCAGGTGGTTCAAACTATCAAATAAATGATAAAGTCGTATTTGACCCAAATGTCGATAGTTCTTTCAAAGCATCAGGAAAGGTATCGTTAATAAGTGGTGTATCTTTAACTGATATAAACACAACAAATACAAAAATTTCTGATATTGAATTTTATCGCGAAAGTAGTAATTCATTTGTAGGTATAGCTTCGACAGCGATAAATTTAAGAGATAACACTGCTGTAAAAATTGGTGGACTTACTACAACAACATCATTTTTACAAGGTAGATATAATATTGGTGTTAGTTCATCCAAACTTATTTTAACACAGGGTATCGGAACTGATGGAGTAACTGGGATTGTAACCTTCGTCAATGTCGCTGGTGATTTAGATAATATACAATCTAATGATGTATTTAAAATTGGTATAGGTGCATCTACAGAACAGTTAAAAGTGCTTAATGTAGATAAAATATCATCGAGATTAAGAGTTTTAAGACTATTAAATGTGGGATCAACAGCTCCTGTTGGTTATTCACATACAGCGTCAGAAACATTAACTGAGATACCAAGGAAGTTTACTATAAACACTGGTGTCACCACTACATTTACATCAAGGAGAAACAAAGAAATATTCTTTAATCCACAGGAATCAATTGGATTAGATCCTCGTGCTGGAGTTGGTATTGGGACAACGATAAGTTTTTCAAATCCGGGAGCAGGTATATCTTCAGTTTTTGTACCACCCAATTCTATTTTCTTACCAAATCACCAATTAAGAACTGGTGATAGAGTTATATACAAAATAAACTCTATAGGAAATGAAGAGAGATCGCCATTAGTTAAATTTTTTGAGGCTGCACCAACTGTTAATACCTTCTTGGGAGTTGGAGTCACATTATTTGTTGCGAGACAATCAGTTGATTTTATAGGTTTAACCACTACACAAGTTGGTGTGGGATCGACAGGCCAGTTTGTCGGCATCGGTGTTACCTTGTTTGATTTAGTTCATTTTATAGATGCTGGAATAGGGGATAATCATAGTTTAAAAACTCAATTACCTAACATTGTTAAGGGTGAATTGGAGAAAAATCTGGTAAGTGTTGTAGGATCAGGAACACATGGTTTACAGACAAATGACACGATTACAATTGATGTAAAATCCGGAATTACAACAACTGTGACCGTAAAATATAACAAAGATAATAGAAAAGCAGTTTACAATCCTTTAGATTTTGTAGCAGCAGGTGTGGTTACGTCTGGTGTTGCAGTTACAACAACAAATCGTATACCAAGCACAATTGAAATAAAAGATCATAATTTAACAACAGGCCAAAAAGTAATTCATACATCTAATTCTCCAGCATTAGGTTTAGTTAATAATAAAGAATATTATGTTTACGTGGTTAATTCTGATAAACTTAAATTAGTTGAAAATCAATATGAAGTAACTCAATCATTACCAAAATTTGTTGGAATTACATCAAGAGGAGATGGAACATTATCACCAGTAAATCCTCCTCTTAAATTTTATAAAAATTCAACAGTAAATTTTGATTTATCAGACTCATCTTTATCATACACACAAAGCTCGACGCAATATCCTGCTTTTTATTTTGAACTTTATAAAGATGATAGGTATATTAATATATTTGAAACATCAGGGTCGTCATCTACATTTGAAGTATCAAGAACAGGGACAATTGGTGTGACTGGTGATGCAAAACTCACATTAAATATTAAAGATGACACACCAACAACTTTATTCTATAAATTAAGTCCTGTAAATACCCCCGATAATTTACCTCAAAATAAAGAGATAGTTAATGATACCAGTGTTCTTCTAAACAATCAAATAATTATTGAATCAAGTAAATATAATGGAACTTTTAAAATCGTATCAACTGGGTCTACAACTTTTACTTATGATATAGATAATTATCCAGAAAACGGATCATACAGCACATCAAACTCAAAATTAAAGTTTTCTACAATATCAACATCAGCATATGGTAGTGTTCAGGAAATAAACATTACAGATGGTGGAGGTGGATACAAGAATTTACCCGGAATCACAACGATAACGTCAGATTTAGGCGTAGGTGCCGTTATAGAGCCTTTCTCTGTCACAGTTGGTAAACCAACTAAAGTAACTTTACAAAATATTGGTTTTGATTATCCAAATGATCGCACTCTTAAACCTGAAGCATTATTCCCACAAGTTTTAAGAATCACACCTTTAACAGGATTTAAGTCGATAGGGATAACTTCATTTGGTAAGGGATATATTACAAATCCAAGTCTTGTTGTTTTAGACGGTGTTACTAAAAAAGAAATTGGAGATGTTGATTTAAGGTACAATCCCGATGAAGAAATTGTAGAGGTTTTAGAAAATTCAGAATCTCTGAATAATGCTCCACCAACTATTATTCCTGTTGGTAATCCAAACGGAATTAGAGTTGAAAATTTAAGTTATGATAATGATACACAATTAGTCACAGCGACTGTTGCAAAAGCATTTAGTGGCACTTTAGATTCGATAGGAAATTATATTGATCCATTTCCATTCAGTGTTGGTGATAAAATATTAGTTGAAAATGCAAGTGTAGGTTTTGGATCAACAGCATCCGGATATAACTCATCAGGTTATGATTATGCACTATTCCCAGTAACTGCTGTCACACCAAATTATGGTGCAAAAGGAACTGTTACTTATAGTATGGCTGCTTTCTTGGAAAAAAATGTTGATTATCCCGGAGTTTTTAATACGGTTCAGTCAGCAGCGATGTTGATACCTAGTAAATGGTTCCCACAATTTGATATTGTTCTACAACCAAATGATTTTAGAATAGATGATGAGGTAGAAAGTTTTACATCAGATGGTACAAGGGTGACAGGTAATGTTTCTGATTGGAACAATTCTAGTAAATATTTGACTGTTGAATCATCAAGAAAATTTGAAATTGGTGGAATAGTAGAACAAATAAAATTCAGAGGCGAAAGAATATCTAGTAATGAATATTCATCACCTACTGGAGCTAAAGGTCTTATTAAAGAAATAATATCTTTCAACTCAAAATATAACTTAAATTATTATTCTTTAAGAGAAAATGGATGGGAATTTAATACTGGATTTTTAAATGATGAGACACAGAGAGTTCATGATAATAATTATTATCACGCTTTCTCCTATTCTATAAAATCAAAAGTTCAATTTGATGAGTGGAAAGATATTGTAGGAACTTTAAATCACACATCAGGATTTAAAAAGTTTAGTGATTTTCAAGTGGAATCTCAACTTCCTGAAGAAAATTCTGATGATCTAGTAGTAAGACCTGTAGATGGAACAACAATAACAGTTGAGATATTAGGAAAAGAGAGTCTACAATCGTTTCACAATTTTGATTTAGCATCAGAAAATTATTTTGCTGCCGTCAAACCATATTCCGATGAAATTACTTTTAAATCTAGAATATTAACAGACTATTCTGAATCAGTATCAAACAGAGTTCTTACAATTGATGATTTTAGTAATTTATTTAACAATAATGCTAGATCAACTCCCTTTGCTGATGTATATCGAAATAGGTTAGCGGATGGAAGAACACAGTTCTTTGTGGCTTATATTCAAGACAGATTATTTACTGGTGAAAGGCAAGTAATGATCATAAACACACTACATGATACAGGTCGTGGTTTAACCATGATGAATCAGTATGGTGCGGTTGAAACTACTTTAGATTTAGGATCATTTGACTATGTAATTGACGGTGTTGAATCAGTACTAAGATTTTTCCCACATAAATTTACAATTAATGATTACAACGTAATTTTATGGTCATATCAAATTGATTCTAATCAATTAGGACTCTCAACAACAAATGTTGCTACTGCAACAACATCATTACCTGTTTTTGATCCAACAACATCAGAGGGACTAAACGGTGGTCTTGTAAGTATACAATCAACATGTGTGTCTGTTGCTGGTGGTGTGGCAGGAACAGTGTTTACACTAGCTGGTATTGGAACAACAGTTTCAGGACATAGATCTGCAAAACTATTTGTAAGCGTTGAAGGTAGTGATGGAAGTGTAGAATACGATCAAGTTAGTGTCATACATGATGGCACAAATGTTGGATTCCAAGAGTATGGTCAATTAACAATTCACTCGTCGGATGCTTACTCATCAACAGGTAATATAGGCACTTTCTTCCCATTGATGGTGGGTAATGATCTTGTAGTTAGATATACTCCAGAGGCAGGACTAACCACCGCTTTCGTTAATGCAACTGCAATAGGTATCGCTACGGAAGGATATATTGGCATTGGATCTTATGATATGGCTTATGCTGAAATGTCTGCACAAAGCACAGGTATTTCTTCATCATCATCACCTGTTGCAGTGGGTATTGCAAGTTATTCAGATCAATATGATGCTGCATATTGTATAGTTCAAATCGCTGATAAGCTCAACGGTAGTTATCAAATATCTGAAGTGATGGTGATTGATGATTATTCAGATGATGATAACGTTTACTTAACAGAATTTGCTGATGTTAGAGTGGGAACAGCATATACAGAACTTGGAGTAATTAGTGGTCGAAGAACATCTGATAATGTTACTGAACTTACATTTTTACCAAATGTTGGTATTGGTGTGTCAATTACAACTTTCTTAAATTCATTAAGAGTTCAAGAAAATACAGAGTTGCAACCATCTGATGCCACAAGAGAAGTTGGTGGTGAATCAGTAAAAGATTTGAAAAATGCCTCTCTTGAAAGTGGTTTTGCAATCTATGAAGGAACATTATCATCAATAAAAACTAACTTTGCACTAGAGCATAGAGGTGATCCAATATTTAAAAAACCATATGATGGTTCATCATCATCAATTGTTGACACTTCTACGAATATTATAACTCTACCTAATCATTTCTTTGTAACTGGTCAAGAAGTGTCTTATGGACATACAGATTTTAGAACTGGTATATCATCTGCTATTGGTATAGCTGCAACTAATTTCCCAACAGTTGGTATAGGAACCACTACTCTTCTACCATCATCTTTATTCGTAATCAAAAAAGGTGATAATAAAATTCAATTAGCAAGAACAGCGGAAGATGCATTGAAAGAAATCGCAGTCCCTCTAGATTTAACTCACGTTGGTATTGGTACATCTCATTCGTTCACAATGAAAGATGCTAATACAAAAGTATTGATCGCAGTTGATAATTATCTACAATCACCAATAGCTGGCACCTCAGTAACAACAACTCTTGATAGGTCAATTGATAAAGCTCAAGATGTTATTTTCTTCTCTGGAATCACGTCATTCTTTGGTGCTGATCATGTTCGAGTAAGCAGTGGTAATACAAGTGAGGTAATGAAAATACTTTCTGTTGGAATAGGTACAACTAACGGCATTAAGGTGAGAAGAAACAGATTAGGAACAACCATTGCAGGATTCCCAACGGGATCTTTAGTTGAAAAAATACGTGGTAATTACAATATCGTTGAGAATGAAATAAGTTTTATCGAAGCACCTCCCGGTAAAAATCCTATTGGTTCTATCACTAATCCCCCTGATTCAAGAGACTTTGTAGGCATTACAACTTCATCAAGTTTCCAAGGAAGAGTGCTTACTCGATCTGGTATCACTGGAGGTGAAAATGAAACATATAGCACTAATCATCTTTATGATGATTTAACATCTGATTTTAACGGAAGAAAAAAAGAGTTTGCACTTACCGTTGGTAAAGCACAAAAAACCGGAATTTCAACACAACAAGCTTTTGTGCTTATTAATGGTGTATTACAAGCACCGGGATCAAATGGAGATTTTAATTTAACAACTGTTGGTTCCGGAACAACAATCACATTCACTGGAGCTGCAAGTTCAGTCTCTAGAGATGTAAATACCGCATCAATACCTGTGGGTGGAGTAATAATTTCTGTATCATCAACCGATGGTTTTGGATATCAACCATTAGTGTCTGCTGGTGGAACTGCAGTGGTATCATTGGCAGGAACAATTAATAGTGTAAGTATTGGAAACACAGGCTCCGGTTATAGAGCAGATTTACAAACTGTTTCTGTTGGTTTACAAACTGAGGGTTTTGATCAATCTGGTATAACAACTATTGGTCTTGCTAACGTAAGTGGTGGTCATGTAACTAGCGTAACTATCACTAATCCACAATTCTTCTATAAACCAAGAGATATTTACAATGTTGGATATTCTTCAATCACTGGTATAACAACTATAACCACTGCATTTGCACATAATCTATCTGTTGGTAATGAAGTAGTAGTATCTGGTATCGCATTCACTTGTGACTACGCCCCAGCTGTTGGAGTTCAAAGTGCAAACTATGATAACACCACTGGTATCATGACAGTAACTACACTCGCTGCTCATGGATTATCTACAACTGGTAAGAGTAGTGATGTAATATTAACTGGTTTGGCGTTTACATGTGGACTTGGTGCTACTGTAAATCATATCTACCCAAGAAACAGAGATCGTTTCTTTGACACTGCAATATCAGTTGCATCAACTACAGCAACCACTATAACTTTAGATGTATCTAAATCTCCTATCGGTCAACAATATACTCACAGATTCATAGGTGCTGCAAGTAGTGCAGTGATACAAGGTGGTGATTATTCTCATACATTCCGATATGCCCTTGCAAACGCAGTGACAACAGGTGTTGGAACACAATTCACACCAACTAATGCGACATATAATGCATCAACTGGAGTATTCGTAATAGATATACCAAATCATGGACTATCTACAAACGATACTGTTGGTATTGGAACGAGTTCAATAGTGTTCTCATGTGAAATGGATCACTATGGAAGCGATCATCCATATCCAAGACCAACTGATCCAATAGCTGGCATACAAACTGCGATTATCGCTAAAACTACTAACACTATAACAATAAACGTAGGTAAGTCTGAATTAAACTTCTATGATGTCTCTGACGCTACCTACGCTGCTGATACTGGTGTATTAGTCTTGACCATAGGTGCACATACATTATTACCCGGAAGAAGTATCAAACTGAAGAAAGAATCATTAAGATTTACATGCTCTAAGAATAACTACGCAACTCAACACAAATATCCAAGAGAGGGTGATCCTATATTTGATGGTACACCAGTTGTAGGTGTTGCAAGTGCAACTCAATTTACTATCAATGCCGGTATATCCACTGTTCCAACACAATATGTTTCTGGTGGATTTATACAACCAGCATTAATTGCACCAAGAGGTAATAATAACTCAGCGAGTGGCCAAGATCCAGCGTTCGATGGTGCTTCAGTGTTAAGAGTTTTGAGTGCTACAGAATTTGAAATCGATAGTGGAATATCAACAAGAGCACATCTCTATGCCAGAGGTGGTAGAGTTGATCAATTGACAAAAATTGTTATTGATGATCCTCTATCATATAGTGATATGCAATTAATTCATAGCACATCTAGTCCCGGAACTTCTGGAACTGAAGCAAGAGCTGATGTTGTAGTTAGTCAAGGATCAACAATTATTGATTTTAAAATAACAAATACTGGGTATGGATATGGAATAAGTGAGATATTAACACTACCTCTTACTGGAGCTACTGGGATTCCAACAACACCTAGTTTTGTTGATAACAGAGAATTGAAAATCACAGTGGATGATGTTGCGAGTGATCAATTTAGTGGATGGTCAGTTGGTGAGTTACAGGTATTGGATAATTTCCAAAATTTATTTGATGGTTCTAGAAGAACTTTCCCACTATCAGTTGGTGGAGATACTTTATCAATTCAAGCAGCACCCGGTTCAACAGTGACTGTTCAAGACACTTTATTTGTCTTTATCAATGACATACTTCAGATTCCCGGAGAGTCATATACATTCTTGGGAGGTAGTAATATCACATTTGATGAAGCACCAAAATTTGAGGATTCATTAAAAATATTATTCTATCGTGGAACTGGTGGTGCCGATGTTATAGACAGAGATGTAATTGAGACTGTTAAAGTTGGAGATGATTTAACTTTAGGATATTCAAGATCTTTAGATCAACAAAAATGGTTGCAAGAGAGTAAGAGAGGGGTTCTTGAAATTACATCATCAAACACCACAGACACAACAACATATGATGGGCCAGGAGTTTTTGAAGATACAAGAGTCTTTAGACCACTCAAATGGACAAAACAAACTGAGGATAAATTTATAGAGGGTAAATTAGTTACAAAAGATAGAGATTTATATAAAGGAAACATATCCCCTACAACTAATCCAATTCAAACTGTGGGTATTGGAACAACAGTTGTATATGTGGCTGGTGCTAGACCATTCTTCAATGCAAAGAATGAAAACTCTGTATCTACAGAATTCCAAAAAAATATCGTCATTGTAAATAATGTTGAGAGATTGGCAGCTGCAGCAACTGCTGTTGTTTCTATTGCAGGAACGATTTCCTCAGTGGCAATATCAACTGGAGGACGTGGATATGATAGTGCACCAGTTGTAACTATCGGAAATCCCGTTGGTCTAGGGACAACTGCCCGTGCAGAGGCAACAGCAACAATATCGAACGGCGTGGTCACAAGCATCACAGTATCAGTTGCAGGAACAGAATATAGTCAAGAGAGTCCACCTGTTGTTTTAATAGGTGCCGATCCTGTTCTGGAAGAAAATAATACCGTTTTATCATATGCTGGTGATAGTGGTGTTATTAGCGGTATTGGTTCAACAACAATTTCTGGAGTGTCTAACCCATGTTTAATATTTGATCTTGTTATACCTTCAGATTCATTCTTGAGAAATTCAGATATAACTCAAGGGACTACAGGATCTGGTGCAAATAGTGGTATTGTAACATCTGGACTACAAGTTGGAGATTACTTCATAGTAACTAATTCTAATGTTGATGTTGGAATTGGATTCTCATCAGTTGATTATGACGGGGGTTCTGTTGTTGGAGTGGGAACAACCTTTATAGATAATGTGTATCGAGTGGCTGCAGTTAATTATTCTCACGTCACCGATGCTGTTGGTTTTGGTCAAACATCCGTAACTCAAGTGACAGTGGGCGTTGGAACTGTAAATCCAAATTTAGTTGGTCTCGCTGGTGGTGAATTTTATGGTGAGTATAGTTATGGTATTATGAGATTGAGTGAAAGAAACACTGTTCGCTCATATCCAGTTAATACTTCTAACGGAATTAGTGGTATTTTAACAGGGCCAATCATAAGAAGGAAGTCATTCTTAAAAACTCAAAGTTATTCCACATAAATAAATAAAAAATCTAAAAATGGCAGCAATAATTACTGATCAAATAAGAATATTGAATGCAAAGAATTTTGTTGCAGGTGTTTCTACGTCTAATAATTCATATTATTCTTTTGTAGGATTAACTGATCCTGCAAAAATACAATCTGATTGGGACAATGATCCCCCTGCTCCAGTGGATAATTTTTCTAATATGAATGATTATTGGGATACTGCGATTGCTTTGAAAAAGATAAACGCTACAGATGTTAGACAGGTTGTTAAAAGAAATTCTTGGACTTCAGGCACCACTTACGATTACTATAGGCCTGATTATGGTATATCAAATCCACCAAAACACGCTCAAGGAACATCATTATACTCATCTAATTATTTTGTAGTTAATAGTGATTTTAGAGTTTATATATGTCTTAAAAATGGAACAAGTCCAGAACAACCAGATGGAAAACCATCTCTTGACGAACCGACTTTCACTGATTTAGAACCTAAACCAGCTGGCACAAGTGGTGATGGATACATATGGAAATATCTTTATACTATAAAACCATCTGAATTAGTAAAATTTGATTCAACAGATTTTATGCCAGTTCCTACAGATTGGTCAACAGGTAGTGACAACGCAGCGGTCAGAGATAACGCGGTTGATGGTGGTATAAAAGTTGTTATAATACAAAATAGAGGTGTTGGATTAGGGACTGCAAATAGAACTTACACAAGGGTTCCTATTAAAGGTGATGGGACTGGTGCTGAGTGCACTGTTGTTGTAAATGCAGATCAACAGATTGGAACTGTAGAGATAACTAATCAAGGATCTGGATATACCTTTGGAACAGTTGATATTGTTGCTGGTGGTCTACCCAGACCAGATTCTTATCCTCAACTTGATGTAATCATTCCTCCAACTGGAGGTCATGGAAAAGACATTTATAAAGAGTTGGGAGCAACAAATGCTTTAATTTATTCAAGAATTGAAAATGATCCAGAAAATCCAGATTTTATAACAGGCAACCAAATCGCAAGAATTGGTATTATTGAAAATCCACAATCCTTTGGATCATCATCATTACTCACTCTAGATAAAGCAAGTGCAGCTTATGCCATGCGTTTAACTGGAACTGGTTATAGTAGTGCTACTTTTACCGCTGATACAATAATTACACAAACGACTGGAACAGGTGTGACTGCTATCGGTAAAGTGATTAGTTATGATCAAGAAACCGGTGTTTTAAAATACTGGCAAGATCGTACAATGGCTGGGTTTACAACAGTTGGTTCAGCAACAACAACACCGATATATGGATTGCAATCTGATAGATTCACAGCAGATATAGCGACTGGAGGTAGTCTAAGTATTACTGGTGGTAGCATATCATTATCCATCAACAACACTTTTGATGGTCTATCAACATCAATAAATAATAAAACATACTACCTTGGTCAAACATTTACAAGTGGTTTATCAAATCCAGAGGTAAAAAAATACTCTGGAAACATGTTATATCTTGATCATCGACCAGCTATCACTCGTTCTTCTAATCAAAAAGAAGATATCAAAGTTATATTACAGTTCTAATAACTCATGGCTCAAACCACCAATTTAAACGTATCGCCATATTTTGACGATTTTAATGCAGATGACAACTACTATAAGGTGTTGTTTAAGCCTGGTCTTCCTGTTCAAGCAAGAGAATTAACTGGTTTACAATCCATATTACAAAATCAAATCGCAAGATTTGGTCAACATGTTTTCAAAGAGGGTGCAAAAGTCATTCCCGGAAATACATCATATTATAATGATTATTTTTGCGTAGAATTAAATAATGAATATCTAGGTGTAACTGTCGAGTCTTATATAGATCAATTGTTAGGTCGTAAGATTGTAGGATTGACTTCAGGTGTTACTGCTGTCATACAGAAAATTCTTAAATCTTCTGATTCAGAAAGAAATAATTTAACAATTTATATAAAATATCACTCATCACAAGCATCTAATAATGAAGGAGGAACTTTTGCTGATGGAGAATTATTAGCAGCGGACATAGACATAATTTCAGGCCCAGAAAATAGCACATTCATACCAAGTGGTGAGGCATTTGCATCTACCATAACTTCAAATTCAACATCCACTGGATCATCTTTCTCCATATCTGAAGGTGTATATTTTATAAGAGGCACGTTTGTAAACGTTAGCACAGATACTATATTATTGAATCAATATTCAAATACACCAACTGGTAGAATTGGATTAAGAGTTTTAGAGGAAACAATAAACGCTGATGAGGATTCAACATTAACTGACAACTCAAAAGGATTTAATAATTTTGCAGCTCCGGGTGCAGATAGATTAAAAATAACTTGTTCCTTGTTTTTCAAAGGCATAGATGATTTAAATGATAATGATTTTGTTGAATTAGCAAGTGTTAGAGATGGAGTATTAAAAACAAGACCACAGGCAAGTGATTTAAACATACTTGGTGATGAATTAGCTAGAAGAACGTTTGCAGAATCTGGAGATTACACAGTAAAACCATTTTCAATTTCAGTCAAAGAATCATTAAACAATAAGATAGGTAATAATGGTGTGTATAGCTCTGGTCAGGCAACAGAGAGAGGATCAATCGCTAGTGAAGATTTAGCTCTTTATCAAGTCTCTGCAGGTAAAGCATTTGTAAAGGGTTACGAAATTAAAAAAATCGGATCGACATTTTTAGACGCATCAAAACCTAGAACAACAAAACTACTTCAAAATCAAAGAGTTAACTATAATACAGGTGCAACTGTTCGAGTCAATCGTGTTTTTGGACTACCACAAGTTGGATACGGAAATACTCAAATTGTAGCATTGAGAAGTGAAAGAATTGGTATACACACTGGTGAGCCTGCAGGAGAGGAAATAGGTTTGGCAAGAGTTTACGATTTTGCTTTAGAATCGGGTTCTTATAATACAACAAATAGTAATATCAATCAATATGATATTTCTTTGTTTGACATTCAAACTTTCACAAAATTAACTTTAAATGAAACTCATACTTTAACAACTCCAACATTTGTTGAAGGAAAATTTAGTGGTGCAAGTGGGTTTTTAAGATCAGCTGTTAGTGCCAGCACATCTTTAGTTGTTTATGAAACACAGGGTGAATTTGTAGTCAATGAACCACTCATTTTTGATGGTATTGAAAATTCAAGAGTATCTGTTGCCGTTACTGCTTTTGGTGTGTCTGACGTAAAATCAATATTTGGTGGGCCTGGAATATCAAACCAAGCAGGTGATAATAATGTGGGATTTGCAAGGACATTTAATTCTGATTTAATTCAAAAAAATTCTTTCTTATTTGGTGATGGAACAATTACTGTTGTAAACGGAACAACAGGATTAAGCACAGTTACAAGTTCAAACCCACAGTTTCCCGGCAAAATTAAAGTTGGTAGTCTTCTTAGTTTTGGTGGATTAAATAATGATCTTAAATCAATAGTAAGAGTTGTTGAAAAGGGAACAAGTAGTGTTTCAGTCACAGGTGTGACTACAGTTGCTGGAGTTACAGAGGGTCAATTACCATTAATTAATTCTGTTGGTGTCACAACTGTTGCTGGTGAATTGGGTTTTTTAAACACACCAGATTTAACTCTTCTTGGCAGCACATTTGAAAAATCTCTTGATAATACTCTATATACTCAATTAACTCGAAGAAATGTCTCAAACGTTGATTTATCAAATACAACTTTAACAATTAAAAAGACATTTGATGTAACCATAGCTGCTGCAACAAATAATTTATCCGCAACTATAAGCACAGGAAATAATGAAACCTTCTTACCATTTGATGATGATAGATATTCATTGGTAAGAAACGTTGATGGTGTAACAGAAATTTTAACAGCAGATAAGTTTGAATTTTCATCTGGTAACAATACTCTACAAATAAACAATATAGGAGAAACTCTCACATCAAACGCAACTGCTACTTTGATAGCCACTGTTGCAAAGGTTAAACCTACAGCAAAAATAAAAAGAAAGAATAGAGTAAATTCTTTACTCGTTGATAAATCAAAATTATCTACATCAGGTGTTGGTGCTACAACTTTAAATGATGGACTGACATTTGGAAGTTACCCTTTTGGAACTCGTGTTCAAGATAAAAAAATATCATTAAACACACCTGATGTTATCAATATTTTAGGTATTTTTGAATCACTTGATAATAATGATCCATCTGCTCCAAAGATGACAATACTCGCTTTAGATAATGAAAGTGGAAACGCCATCGATCTCATTATAGGAGAAAAGATAACTGGTCTTACATCAGACGCAGTTGCCATAGTCGCTGAAATATTATCAGATTCACAAATTAGTATAATACCTCTAAATGACAATGCCTTTAGTGATAATGAAAGTATAAGATTTGAGGAATCAGAAGCATCTGCAATCGTAAGTTTAACTGAATTTCCAAGTAAAAATATATCTGCTAATTATAAATTTAATACTGGACAAAGACCAACAATTTATAATCATGGATCTATAACAAGAAAATCAAATGCGACTGAGCCAACTAAAAAAATAAAAATTTATTTTTCTAATCTATATTTTCAATCATCAGATAGTGGAGACATTATAACAGCAAATTCGTATGACACAGTTGATTATAGAACTGATGTTAAAAAAATTAGAGGTGTTAGAAACACTGATATAATTGACATCAGAAAAAGAGTCAGTGATTATACAGTTTCTGAAGGTAATAGATCTCCATTAGAATTTCTTGGTAGAAGTGTTGGTATAACAACTGCTGGAAATGCAACAGCTGTTTTAGCGTCAAATGAATCTATAGTAACAGATTTTTCATTCTATCTTGGAAGAATTGATAAAATTTATTTAAGTAAAAATGGAAAACTTTTAGTACAAGAGGGAACACCGGCAGAAAAACCTGATGTTCCATTAATAGTTGAAGATTCTTTAGAATTAGCAACTGTCACTCTTCCCCCATACTTGTATAATGTATCAGACGCATCTTTATCTTTTTTAAAGCATAAAAGATATAGGATGCAGGATATTAGAAAATTAGAAGAAAGAATAAAAAATCTTGAGTATTATACAACTTTATCGTTACTTGAAACATCAACTTCCAATTTATTTGTATCAGATGAAGATGGTTTGAATAAATTTAAGTCTGGATTTTTTGTCGATAATTTTACTACATTTATGCCTCAAGAAAGCACAATAAAAATAAAAAATAGTATTGACACAAGAAATAAAGAAGCAAGACCATCTCATTATACAAATCTAATTGATTTACAAGTAGGCCCAGTTGAGGGAGAAAATACAATTTATAATGGTGCTGATCCAGAGGGGACTGGAATCACTAAGACAGGGCCTTTGATAACTCTTGATTACAATGAGGTAGAATATACAACTCAACCATTCGGAACAAGAACTGAGAGTGTAACTCCTTTCTTACTTAATTTTTGGAGAGGATCATTAGATTTAAATCCTGCGTCGGATACATGGGTTGACACCGTAAGATTGGAGGCAAAAATTATAAATGTAGAGGGAAATTTTGCATCAACTGTCGCTGAGGCTGAGAGAATTTATGGAGACTATGATCCACAAACTGGATTGACAAGCACAATTTGGGGTGGTTGGCAGACTGTTTGGACTGGAACTGAAACCGAAGTTTCAATATCACATAGATTTGATGATCCATTTACCATGGGTCTTGAGGAAACACGAGGCACAGTGTATGAGGGATTTGAGGCTATTGTCACAAATACGGTAGAGGAAACAACCACAGATAATTTTAGAACAGGAACTTCAACAAATAGTGGCACTAGACAACTTATAACTGAAGTTTTCGATCAAGAATCTGTTGGTGATAGAACGGTGAGCACGGAAGCGATACCATTTATGAGATCGCGAAATATTGCTTTTGATGGAAAAGGGTTCAGGCCTCAAACAACATTATACGCTTTCTTTGACGGAAAATCTGTTTCTCAATATATTACACCAAAACTTTTGCAAATTTCAATGGTAAAAGGTGTATTCCGGGTTGGTGAAACAGTTACGGGAACAATGCCTAACATAAAAATAGGATTTCCTCCAAGAATAACATTTAGAGTGGCAAATTCAAACCACAAAGAAGGGCCATATAACAATCCGACTAGAATTTACACAAAAAATCCATATACTGCTCAAGCTTTACCAACTGAGTTGGAAACTTACGCTGGTAATGTGGGTGTTACACAAATTCAGAGCGACTCAGCAGCAATTATCCCATCAACATACTCATCAACATCATCTATTTTAAATGTTGATATTGAGTCTCTTGCAAATCAACCTCAAGGTTTATATTTTGGTAGAGTTGCTACTAATATGGTTTTGAAAGGGAGTGAATCAGGTGCTGAAGCGACAGTAACTGCAGTGAGATTAGTTTCTGATCATGCAGCATCAATTCAAGGTAGTTTCTTTATTCCTGATCCAAATCTTAATATAAATGATAAGTTTTTAACAGGTGAACGTTTATTTAAATTGAGTGATAATAATGGAAATGATGATTTTAATGCAACAACCACAGGACAAGATGTATATGATGCAACTGGTGTTTTAGAAACAGTGCAAGAAAATATTATTTCTACTAGAAA